CGTGATGGGCGTGTCTGCGGTGTACACGGGCAGGTCGCAAAGGACCCGCACGCGCTCTTGGATCGCAGACACGAGCACGGTGGGCATTCATTCCTCCGCGTAGCAGAGCTTGAGAGCGGCCTTCAGGGCCTTCGGGTCGTCCGCCTTGATGGCGTCGAGCACCGCCTGCGCCGCGCTCGTGTCCTCCTCGTCGTCCTCGCCCTCGTCAGACTCGTCCTTACCCTTCGGCTTGAGACCGATGAGCAGGCCGAGGCCTTTGGGCTTCTCGTCGTCCATCAGTTGCCCACCCGGACGCCGATGGTGACGTACAGCGTGATGCCGGTGGTGTCCGCCGCGGCGCCGGCCGACGCGACGGTGATGATGATGGTCTTGGCCTGGAGGTTGATGGTGCCGATGACGGCCTGGTTGTCTGCGAGCGCAGCCGTGGACTGCCGGCTCACGCTGACGTGGTACTCCTTCGCGGAGTCGAGCAACGTCAGCGTGTACAGGCCCACGCCGCTGCGCACGACGCTCACGACGCCGTTCAGGTTGAACGTGCTCGGCTGGCCCGTGCCCGCCGTCGTGAACTGGCAAGAGGCCTGTACCCGGTCGGGTCCGTAGGCCCTGAGCATCTTCTTGAGAAAGTTGGCCATGGTTCACGCCGCCTGCAGTTCGATCCGCATGAGCTGCTGCGGGTGGACGGCGATGAAGTTGCCGTCGTGGACGAGCTGCCCCTTGTACTGGTCCGTGGCGCGGTCGAGCCACATGTCCGCGCCGTCGAAGTTGTTCCAGTAAGGCGCGTCGCCGCAGCTCGCACGCTCGAAGGCGCCGTCCGCCACCATGTGCGCGACGTTGACCGGGCACATGGCATCTTCAACGAACTTGAACGCCCCGATCTGGAACTTGTCGATGCCGATGCCGTACGAGCTCGGCTCCGTGATCCACCGCCCGCCCTCCTTGGAGGACTGGATGGCGGCGAAGTTGATGGGATTCAGGAACAGATCGCCCTTCTTGAAGCCGCTGCCCACCTCGGCACGGCCGGCGGCCATCGCCTTGATGAATACGGTCTCGAGCGGGTCGTTCGAGCCCGGGTAGCGCACGCCGGCAAGGCGACTGGGGAACGAGGTACGGTCCACGCCGAAGAACGGCGTGGCAGTGACGGTCTGCGGGTTCCAGTCCGCGAGGCCCGAGGTGAGAAGACCGCTCGCGGCGCCGTTCTGCGCGTCGCCCTGGCGGAAGATGTAGTCGCCCGCGCCCGGCGTGGTGATGAGCGTGGTGATGACGCCCTCCACGGTCAGGATGCCAGTCGACGTGTCCACCTTCGTGATCTTGGCGGAGCCCGGCGTGCCCGCGCGGATGGCGCCCGTGGGCGTCGCCGCGAACACGACGATCATGTTCTTCTCGAAAAACACCGCGTCCTGCGGATTTGCGAGCACGATGGTGCTGCCGGTGGGAGCGGCGCCGCCGACGCGCGCCCGCCAGCCTGCGGACGTGCCGAAGGCCTGACGGTTTAGCTCCGAGCCCATGGTTTCCTGGGCGTTGTCCATCGCCAGCTTGAGCTGCTGCAGGAAGTACGAGTCGTCGTTGCCCTTCAGGGCGTTGCGCACGACCTTGCCGTGAATGTCGAAGTTCGTGTAGTAGGTCGCCTGCGTGACCGTGAAGGCCTCGCCGGCGTCGGGCGACGCGTTGCTCGCGGCGTTCGCCACGGTTGCAGACGCACCCTGCCCCGTGCCGTACAGGATCGGGACCTTGATGCCCTCGGCACTGGTGAACTTGGTGTTGTGCTTGGTCGCAGTCAGCAGCGCCTTGTCGCGCACGATCTGCTTCTGCTGAATGCCGTCTTTGTAGATGACCTTGGAGATGTACGAGACATCTGTCGTCTGGGTCGTTGCCATGGGCGAGCCACCTCAGCGGCTCGCGCAGGACACATGGAGGGTTACCGGCCTATTCGGCCGTGTTGCTTGTACTGGGCGAGCCGCGCCTTGGCCCCAGCCATCCAGTCCTCCTCCTCGTCATTCGGGGGGGATTCGGGCGGTACTGGGGACTCTTGCGTCGATGTGTGGGTGAGCGTCCGGGGACCAGTCCCGGCTCCGCTTCCGCCCTGCGTACTGCTTGCGGGGCGCGCCGCATTGTTCTCGCTGAGGCCCAGGGCCTGCAGCAATCTTTGCCGCACATTGGGACGCTTGACAAGCACGCCGAGCAAGTCGGCCTTCTCGAAGAACGTCTCCAGGTTAGTCACCGCGTAGTCCTCGGCCGCCTTGGCCAGGGCGTCAAAGTCGGGCTGCCTGCCCTCCTTCAGCTCGGCGTAGGCACGCTCGACCAGGTCTTCGGCCGCGAACCCGCTCAGCGCGAACAGCGGGTATTTGTCCGTGTTCGCCTTCATGTACTGCTCGGCCAGCCCGATGTCCTCGGCCCGGGCGGCGGCGGCCTGCTTCTGCGCCTCCTTCGCCTCCTGCTCGGCCTTCCAGCGGTCGAACGCGTCGAGCTTGGCCTGCTGCTCAGGGGGGAGGGCGTTGCGCTGGTCGTACGCGCCCCGGGCGGCGTCCTCCATGATTTGCTTGAAGGGCTTGCCCACCGCCTTCTCGAGTGCCGCCAGGTGGTTCTTGCCGGGCCCGAACATGGCCTTGAGCTCGTCCCGCTCCTTCTCCGCGGCGGCCATCGAGGCCTTCAGCGCCTCGCGCTCGGCCAGGGCCTTGCGGTGGTCCGCCTTGAGCTGGGCGTGCTTGAGCGACAGGCCCTTGTCCTCGGGCGGTGGGGGCTTGTCCCCATCTTTGGGCGGGTCGCCTGGCTTCTCGGCCGGCTCGGCCTGGGCGGCGGCGGCCTCCTTGGCCTGGCGCTTGGCCAGGATGGCCTCGATGGCGTTCTGGGGCGCGCCAGGGTCCGGGGCAGGCGCAGGGGCGGCGGCGCCGTCTGCGGGCGTGGGTGGGGCGCCTGCGGGCGCGGCGGGGGCTGTTACGTCACTCATGCTGCCATCCCCCCTGCCGGCGGGGCGGCGAGCTGGGCCGCAGCGGCGGCGTTCTGGTCCAGGGCGGCGGGGCCCATGGACTCGGGCGGAGGTGCGGCCTGGGCGGCCTCCTCCGCGGCGAGCTTGTCCGTGAGCTGCTTCGCATAAGCCAGGTACGTCTGGAAGGCGAGCTGCACGTGAGCGGGCGCCTGCATGCGGTAGGCGACCAGGAAGGCTTGGTTGATGAACTTGACCGCCATGGGTAGGTCCTGGTTCTCGATGGGCAGCTCGCCCGGCTCGCCCTCGGCCAAGTCCAGGAGCCGCTCGATCTGCCAGCGCACCAGGTCAATGTTCGCGTTCTCGAGCTGCTGCCACGCGTCGATGTCGGGGAACTCCATGAGGTCGAGCGCCTGCGGCCGCGACACGAAGCCGCCTTGGATCCACTCGTCCACCGCTGCGAACTTGCCCTGCACCGTGGTGGGTAGGGCGGCCATCGGGAACATGTTCACCCTGACGTCGCCGTCCGGCAGCTCGAGCTCCTTCCACTTGCTCGTGCGCAAGAACGTCTGGCGCCCGAACCGAGCGCGGCCGGTGACAACGTAGTCCGGGTCAAGCTCGGCACACTCGTCGTTCAGGTCGCTGATCAGCTGCGTGACGTCCAGGTACGCGTATTCGAGTCGGCGCGTCGGGTCGATGTGACGCCGCGAGCGCACGTCGTCTTCGGCGCGGATAGCCCGGCCGCTCGACAGGCCGGCGCTTCCGCCGTCGCCGCCGATCATGGACGCCGACAGGCCCTCCTGGTCGAAGGCGTCCTCCTTGATGGTCTGGCGCTCCCTGAACAGGTCGCCCGGCGTCGCTTCCCACCTGAGCAGCTGCGGCGGCGTCCTGCTGCGGTACACCTGGCCGGGCATGTTCGTCATGTCCTCCCATGCGCCCTCGTCGTTTTCATCGATCCAGAGCAGCGCGGTGCTGAGCAGGCGCTGGCAGTCGCGAATGGTGTCATTCACCTCGTTGAGCTGGATCTGGGAGCCTGCAAGCCGCTCGCACAGGCCCTGGCCGTAGTAGCCAATCCGCCGCTCCGCATAGGCAATGCGCACGAACGGGAAGCGGTCGCGCTTCCATGGCTCGTCCCGCAGCACCACCTTGTCCGTGCAGACGACGTGCCGGCCGTCGTCGCCGCCCGTGACACTCGGCAGGTGCCAGGCCTCGATGACCCGCACGCGGTCCACGCACGCGTCAGTCCTCAGATTGAAGTCGATGTAGTCGTGCGCGCTCGGGCCGCCGCTCTCCTTGATGCCCTGCGCGTCCTTGTACAGCTTCCTGAGCTGCTCACGCGCCACGAAGTGCACGCGGTAGATGGACCGCGGCGACCGATAGCGCCCGTCCATGTCGTCGACCAGCACCTCGTTGGGCAGGCACCGCTCGACATAAGGCCGCCCGTTACGCACGCAGCCGAAGAGGTGGCCCGTGCCCGTCTCCCCGCCGTCCCGCCACGCCTCGGGCATGATGCGGTAGACGCCCAGGTCGTAGAACTGGGAGTGCAAGACCCGCGAGCGCTGCTCGGCCTTCCGCGACAGCGTGAAGTCCCCCAGACTTGTCAGGTACATGGGCGCGGTGCGGTTCTGCGCGATGAGACTGCTCGCCGTGTCCACGCCCGCCGCGCAGATGTTCTGCCTCATCTTACGGTCCCAGCCCCAGCGCTTGCCATTGGAGAGCAGCGCGTAGGTGTCATTGCCCGCCGTGTTCGAGTTGCTGCACAAGTCCATGTAAAAGCGCGTGTCCTCCCGCTGGGCGCGCTGTTGGTTCACGATGCTGTCAGCCATGCGAATGACCGCCATGCCCACCGCGTCCTTCGTGGCGTCCCACCAGAACTCTGCTCGCTGTGCGTCGCCGTAGTCCATCTATGCCTCCTTACCGTTCGTCCCGGCCGCTGCCCATGACGCGGTCGTAGTAGCCGTGGCGCGCGTCGTCCGGCGTCACGGGCTTGGGTGGCTTACTGCCCGCGTCGGGCGTCTCGCGCTCGCGGCGCAGGGCATGCGCCTGCGCAGGCTGCTGGCGAAAGGTCGCGCGGAAGATGCCCGCGGTCACGTCCACCGCGCCGTGCTCGAGCAGCTCCT